TTATCTGAAATGTTTTTCATGTTTTTTCATGCCTCCTAAGTAGTATTTCATAACTTGATATTTTGCTTGTGTATCATCAGATAGCAAAATATCTATCTCATATTCTAAAATTGGTAGTTTGTGATAAATTTCGTGAAACATTTCTGTTTCGGTTGTGAAATCAAACAGTTGTAAAAGTTGTTTGAATTCTTTTTCTCTATTAAGTAATGCTTGTAAAAGGGCGTTCTCTAAATCTTTCATTTGTTTCATTTTTTTATGTATTGCTTTTTGTTTAGCAACTTCTTTTTGCATGTTTTTATGGTTTAGATTTATATCTAGTTTTAATTCTTTTAAAAGAAAAGATTCTGCTTGTTTGTGTGTCCATCCATGTAATAGCATCAACCCCGAAAATTGGTCTATCGGTCTTCTGTTCCCGCATCCTGCAAAACAATAACAGTTGTTATCTGATACGTTTACAATCATGCTATCTTTATTATCGGCATGAAATGGACACTTACACATATAATTCTTTCCTCGTTTTCTAACAGTTACCCCGCAATAGCTTTCTAAGAAATTTATAATAGGAAGTTTACTTTTTATTAGATCGCTTTTTTGCATTTCATTACACTTCTTTATCTTTGAAAGTGATTTTAATGTGCTTAGCTTGATTTTTCCCTCTTTGATAGAATATATCTGTGAGCCCTTTTTCTTCGAGTCCTTTAAATGCCCTTTTAACACTAGAGCGAGATAAATTACAGTGTTCGATTATATCCTCAATTGTTATTCTTTTATGTTGTTTCGCACATCCTTCTTGATATAAGTAAAGTAATATCAATTTTTCGTTTGATGTTGTGTCTTGCACTTTAAAAATATCTTGTGTTGTCAATTTTTATCTCCTCCTGTCATAATTTCCTGTAAATTAAATTTAACATAGATTCGTTTATAGGTCAATATGAACCTTAAGATTAATTTAGGGTAATTAAGTAAAAACATTTGGTATTAGGGTCTCTAATAGGATATTTAAAGGAATTTCTTAATTTTATTTTTTATATCTTCCCTATGATTCGTTTCTTTTTTTACCACGTTATTATGCGCTTCCCTATGAAATAGCAAGGACAAACAATCCTCGCTATTTTGAGAGTGTATTTTCATATTCCTTCATGATTTTGTAGAATGATGTTTTTTTGAGATTTAGCATTTGACTGAATTCTACACCTTTGATTTCTTTGCTTTTCCACCGATCATAATTATCTTTCAAAATCTTTTTTTGCTCTTTAGATAAGGTTTCTAGTTTCACTACTGGACGTCCGAAATTAATACCTCTGCTTTTAGCTGCTGCAATTCCTTCAGCTTGTCGTTGTTTGATTTTATTTCTTTCTTGTTCGGCTACATATGAAAGTAATGATAAAAACTGGTCTTCCATTAACTTTCCCATATCCCCCATATCTTTGAATTTTCTACTGTCAAATAACGTCTCGTTGTCTAAAACTACAATGTCGGCTTTTAGTTCTCTAGTTATATACTTCCATTCCGCTATGATACCGTCATAATTTCGCCCTAAACGGTCTAAGGAATCTATGTGTAACAAATCCCCTTCTCGGATTATTTTCTTCATAGATTGATAATTAGGACGGTCAAAGTGCTTCCCGCTTTCTTTGTCTATGAAAATGAATCGGTCTTCTATTTGTAAATCTTTCATTTTCTTTAATTGTCGTTCGATATTTTGGTCTTTTGCTGAAACTCTTATGTACCCAATATTCATTTTGTTCCCACCTTTGCAATTGATAAAATGCCATCCCTAGAATCCCTTTAGACGTGTAGCGATAGCGGAACATGTTTTTATTATAACAATAGCGTTCGTAAAAGTCTGTAATAAGTTACGAACGTTCATAACTTAATGTACACACTTTTGCGAACGCAAAAATGATATTCTGTTCTCTTTTCGTAAAAGTATACTTTTTCAAACTGTTTTATCGTCTTTATGTTTTGTTTTCTGAGGTTTCAATACAAAATATGTAGGGATATATACCGAAAGTAAATAAGTGCTAATATATATAAAACTAACAATACAGAGCCAAAAATCATATCTATAACCTACAATAATTTTCGTGGCGTAAACAGTCACAACGAAAGATAAACCTATTAAAACTATAATAAAAGTAATGATATCGAATAAATTTATATTAATAGTGAACCTGGTTTTGCACATAAACTTTTCAAACATAAAATCACTCACCTTTTCTCTCTAGCATCCTAGCATAAGCGAATAAAACCACAACAATACAAATTAAAGGGGACATATACCCTATAAAAACTATAATTTCCTCGAAAGTCATATAAACTCACTCGTCCTTTTCGTGATTCTTGTTATATATTACAGCGAAACCAAATAAAACAATGATCAATACTATAAGTGGAGCGAATCTCCCAACGTACTCTAAAAATTCGTGAATCATTTTCCAAAACGTAAACTTATCCATTTTTTCACCTTCTTCATAAAATAAATTCTTCTTCCTTACCTTGTTCCAGGTATTCCTGGTATTTCTTTCTAACTTTTCGGTTTCTATAGAAAGATAGAGCAATAAAAACTATGATCATATTCATTGCTATAATTTCAATTGCATTTACTAGATTCAAATAATCCAAAATCGTTAACATTTCTTTAATTTCCTTGCTAGATTAACGATTAAATCATAGATTTCAAAAGTTAAAATGATGATGGCTGCTATTCCGATAAAGAGCATTCTTTTGACTTCCCTTCTAAAAATCTCTTTTGCACCTGAATCGTAATTTTAGGTAAACCAAAAGCAAGAATATATCCGATAGCGAAATATAAAATTAATCCATAAAACACGCCTAGCACCTCCTCTACATGCTGAATTCTAGAAAGATAGCTACAATACCAATAATCGTTAGAAATCCCAGGATATTAAGCCCTGTTGTCTTTAAAGCTTCCTTTAGCAAAGAATCACCCTTTCAAAGCTCTTTTTTCAGCTATATCAATTCCTACCATACCTACACTAAACACCAACATTAAAAGAACACCAATTACAATCATGGAAAATCCCCCTATTCGTGTAATGATTCAATATAAGCCTGTAACTTTCTTGTTTCTGTTCTTGTTAATTCATTAGGTGACATCATGAAGAATGAATTACGTCCAACCTTTACTTTTCTATGATCTCGGAATTGTTCTCTTCGTTGCCAATGCATACAATCATAAGGGATTAAGATATAACCCATTTTCCCCGCCATATCCTCGGCTAGTTGCAATTGTTTAAAGAAAATGTATTTGTTGTACATCTTCGCTAACTTTTGCGCTGGTATGCTAGGATTAAGGTACAAAAGACTTTGTGGGTCTTTATCTCCGTGTTTTGTCGGTGGAATTAATGAGTATGTATTCATATGGCTTTTATCTCCCCTAAATTGTCATTTTTTCTTTATCAAATACTTTTTCTAAAGCGATCGTAGTTTTTTCTTCCTTTTTTTGTTTCCCTTTGCTTTTACCCCTTGCTCTATCGTGTATCATTTCAAGCTTTTCGAAAAACTCATCACTTGCCTTTTCTGTTGATGGTAAAGGGAATCCCTTAACCATTTGATGAGTATCGTATAATTCCAAATCAAATATTTTCTTTGCTCGACTCATCGGCAAGAACGCTTTATTTAAGACTGTTCCCTCCTGGTAATCCGTAAATCTAATGTGAAAACCTTTCGGTGTTTTCCTCACATCGACCAGGACTTCTACAATTTGTCTGATACGACTATCAACGTTAGAAATATTAGGTGAACAGTACATCTGAACACTTCTCATTTTCCCTGTATAAATCATTACTTCAGTAGCAATACTTTGCCCATGCTTTGACCATTTTCGGTTACTGAACGCCATGTGAGCCTCGTCCCAACAACAGATACTTCCTTGAGCTTCCGCTACTTCATACCAATCTGTGTAATGATCCATAGGTTTCGAGTCTAGTAATTGATAATTTGAGAATAACTGTATTTCTCCGCCCATTTGCTCTACTCTCATTTTCCAGTAGTGCGCTAAAACTGACATTAGTAACGTTTTCCCCTGGCGTAAAGGCGCTTGAATGAATATATGGAATGCCAT